CCATAATTGAAGATCTTGATATATTTTCAGATGACGATTGGTTTGACGATGACGATTGGTATGATGAGAAGAAGCCTATTTCCAAACATTCTGAAGAGTTAGAAGCCGGTATTACGCCGTTATACTCACCAACTTCAGGTAGATGTTAAAATATATAACAATTTCAAAAGGTTTTAAGACAGAGTTAAAGTTAAACTTTAACGTGCTAAGAGGAGGCTTATAATGGCAGAAGTGCTTAGGGACCCAAAGACTGCAAGATGGTTGCCCGGCACCCCCTCTCCTAATCCATCCGGTAGAAGAAAGAGAGAGCAGTGGGAACGAGAATTACATGCTCGTTTTCCAGTTGAGAACATCGCCAACATGCTTGCTTGTATGATTGCCGGTATTCCCATCAAACCAAAAGATGCAAGAGCGCTTTTAAAATCTATTAAAGACCCCGGTGCAAAGAAATCCCTCCGTAAATATATCAAACAGATGAACGATTCAGTTGATGTGAAAGGTATGACGAAGGGTGGGTTAAGTACAAAAGATGCGATTGCATTGTTGCAGTGGATTACGGAGCATCTATACGGTAAAGCTGTTACGAATATCAGTGCAGAGGTTGATACCAAGGTTACAAACGTTGTCGTTGATCTTCCACATAACAAACAAATGGATATAGACGCAATCTGAAATGAATATTCACATTGATCTTAGCAACATGTTCAATTTGATTATGCCACATTTTGAACCTCTGTTATATGACAAGAATAGATTTTTGGTACTAAGAGGTGGGGCTGGTTCAGGTAAGTCTGTATTTTGTGTCCTCAAAATCATTCTGCGAATTCTGATCGGGTACAAAACCGGTATACAACATAACGTGCTGGTGATCATGAAAACCGCATCATCAATGCCAAATACGGTTATTGCAGAATTCAAAAGATGGTTAAAAGATTTTGGTATATTAAATACGATCTGTGAGCAAAAGAAAGTTCCAGCAGAATTTTTATTCAGCAATGGTAGCCGAATATTCTTTCTTGGTTGTGACGACCCAGAAAAATTACTGTCACTTACAGGTGTTACTTCAATATGGGTTGAAGAGGCAAGCCGAATTAATTTAAACGACTTTGAAATCATTAATACAAGATTGAGAGGTGTTACAAACACATATCCCCAGATAATGCTGTCATTCAACCCAATCTCTAAGTTGAACTGGATATATGGGCATTTTTATTTAAACCCAGTTGAAGAAGCAACCACACACCTATCGCTGTTGAAAGATAATTATCTTATAAATGATGATGCATATAAGAAACAAATTCAAGACTTTAAGTACACAAACTTAAACAAGTACAAGACCTTTTGGTTAGGTGAATGGGGCAGTTTAGAGGGCGTTATATATGAGAACTACGATATCGTAGACAAAATGCCAGAGAATCCACACGAAGTTGTCTATGGTTTAGACTTTGGTACAACCGCTCCCGCTGCACTGATTCGTGTTGTTGAATATGATGATGAGTTCTATCTACAAGAGCTTCTATATAAGAAAGGTATGATCACGGCTGACATTGTGCGCAAAATGAAAAGGTTAATTCCTGAAAGCGAAAAGAACTGTGTTATTTATTGTGACAGTGCAGAGGCCGATAGAATTGAAGAGATATACAGAGCGGGATACTATGCGGATAAGTCAAAGAAGGATGTCATTGCTGGTATAGATTTTTGCATGTCAAAGAAATTACACATTCATAAGGATTCGTATAACCTGATCAAAGAGATTGAGGGATACTCATGGGAAGTTGACAAAAACGGTGTCCAGAAAGAAAAACCTTGCAAAATTGACGATCATCTATGTGACGCAATGAGATATGCCATATTTTCACATTGGGCAGACAGACGAGACTACAAACTGGTGGTTCCATAGGAAAAAAACTATGAAATTAATTGACAAACTGTTTAGAAACAAACGAGCTGAAGAGCTTGAGATTCAGATAGCAAAACTTCAGGAAGATTTAAAAGCAACAAGCGATTTATCAAAGAGCTTGATGGGTTTTGCAGATGGTAACGTGTATTACTGGGATACGGGGAAAAAGAGCAATTTTTCAAGCCACTTTGTTATCTATCGTGGTATTGATATGTTGGCGTCACTTGGTTCTGGTCTTCCATCAAAGATTTATCGGAGTGATACAGAGATAGACCCAGACACCCCTCTACCTGGAGGTTTTGATCTGTTCAATCCCAATCCTTTCATGTCACTGAATGAACTCAACTATATTGCGCTCGTACATTTCTTTTATAATGGTGAATATATGGTTGAAATCAAAGAAGAACCATTTTTTCATCTAATGCCACTCAACCCAAGAAACATGACACGAATAGAGGGGACGATGGATTGGAAGTATGATAATGGAAAAGTGCGAAGAGTCATTGATTCTGATCATCTTATATATGCGGCATTGTTCAACCCTGATGTTACCAGTGAAGGCACAGGTCGTGGTCTCAGCCCCGTTGATGTCGTAAAGGCTGATCTGATGAATGAAAAGTCTGCGATTGATTACAATACTAACTTTTTCAAGAATTTCGGTCAGATAGGTGGTTTCTTTTATGATAATGAGGCAAAGGCGAGACCGGAGGATATGGACCTGATTGTTAAACAATTTGAATCCACCAAAGTTGGGTCTCGTAATGCATACAAAACATTAGGTCTACCAAGAGGCATTCGTTACGAACAGTTGCAGCAGACAATGGCAGAGATGCAGTATCTTGAATCAAGAAAAGATGTGCGTGATCGTATACTGGCTGTCTTGGGTATTCATAAGGCTTTGTTTGGTGTGACTGATCAGGTTAACCGTTCAGTATCAGAAGAAGCGACTCGTATGTTATGGCTGCACAATCTGAAACCAAGAATGAGACGTATACAACAGGTGTGGAATCGTCAGTTCTTCAGAAGATATTACCCTACATATACCTATAAGTATGATTTCAGTGATGTTGCCGAATTGAAGCAATCAGTTGACACAATTGATAAACAAGCAAAATTATTGAAGTTTCTTGGTTATACAACAAATGAGATCAATGAGAAGTTGAATCTGGAAATGGAAGAGATTGATGACCCTGTATTGAACATGAGAACAATACCAAATAGTTTGATACCAGCAAGTGAGTTGTTGATGGACGATGAAGAGGCTACAGCGAGTGACCCAACTGAATTGTTGGCTGAATATCTACCAGACGAACAGGTGAAAGAGACTGCCGCACGAAGCAATTATTCACAGGTAAAATATAGCCGAAACATAACTAGACTGAAAAGAAAGTCTGAACGTGATATGGCTGGTAAAATAGGCAAGTTCTTTTCAAAAGAATTGGGTGATGTGATGCGTATTGTGTTAGGTAAACAGTCTTCAGCCGAAAAGCCGCTTGATGTCAATACTACTCTGGCTGAAATTATGAATAAAATCAATGAGAACAAGGCTAAGTTGGCGATTACGTTAAAACCATTGTTTGAAGAGGCTTCATTAGAGGCTGACAAGCTTGCAATCAGTATGTTGAACAATTCAGAATTGGAGCCGTTGATTGCAGATGAGGTTGTGGATGCGCTTGTAAATAATATTACAAATGTGTCTAATTACTCTTACAAGCTGATACGTAATCAGATTAAGACCGGTGTCAATGCTGGTGAGACAATTGAAGAGATAGCAGATAGAGTTAAGAGAGTGTACAAATTCAACAGTGCCAGATCACGAACCATTGCAAGAACAGAGACATTAAAAGCGGTTGAAGGCACTACAGATTTAAGATATAGGCGAGAGGGTGTGAAAATGAAGCAATGGTTGAACACAGGTGGCCCAGAATCTCGTGAAGAGCACAATAATAATGCAGCTCAGGGCCCTATACCATATGACCAACCATTCCAAAACGGACAGATGACGACAGCAGAAGGTACAGCAAGTCAAGTGATCAATTGTCGATGTACAATTGTGCCAATTATTAAATAAATCAATAAGTTATGGGGTTCGACGGACGTAAGAGTGAGAGCATAGGAGACAAAAACAAATGTCAGAAAAAATTCTAAATGATAATATTAACATTGAGTGCAAGGCATCAGGAAAAGATGACCGTATCATCAATTATGTTGCCACCAAAGAGTCTGTTTTAAATGAGAGTGGGCGGTTGTTCAAGGTGGATGGAATGGATTTGAGTTATTTGAAAAAATTCAAGTCTATATATTACAATCACAACACAGAACAGCTTCCAATCGGTAAAGCAGTTTCGGTGCGCAAACAAGGTGATGAGGTACGAATTGCGGTTCAATTTGCGGAGATGGAAGAAAATGGTTTTGCAGACACCTTATATAAACTTGTGAAAAACGGTTATGTTAACGGTGGTTCAATCGGTGTTACAGCCAACTACAAAGATATTGAATTTCCAGAGAAGCCAGTTAAGGTCAATGGTAAGGAAGTAGCGATGATTGTTCACAAATCTGCTTTAAAAGAATTTTCCATCACACCAAAACCTGATAATCGTGCAGCCGTACCACTGAATGCCGCTATTGAAGCTGGTGTTATCGACGAGCTTGAAGCTAAAGAATTTGAAATGATCTATTCTGCAAGTCCTGAGACGGAAGAAAATGGGGAACAAATAAATGCAGAGGACGAAGTTTCAGTATTGAAAGCTCGTATTGCAGAGTTGGAATTGTTGGTGGCAGAACGGGAAATGGATGAAGAGACAGAAGATTCTGTCTATGACGAACTTTATGCTGAATTCTGTGATGATGTTAAAAACGATTCTGATGAAGAAGATGACTCATGGATGGATGAGTATCTTTCATAATAGATTCTAGGGCAATCTGGCCAAAAATTGAGCATACAGATTAGCATACCTGTGATATCTAATAATCTAAAAAGAGGTTATATTACAATGGATAAAAAGAAAGAACTCTTGGGGCTGATCAAAGAAGTAGCCCAAGAAAATGACAAAGAAACAAAAACAGCTCTTGAACAAAAATGGGCAGAACAAGATGAGCTTAATGCAAAAGTGCTTGAAGAAAACAAAGAACTCAAAGCAAAACTTGATTCAATGCAAGGTAAATTGATCACTTTGAATCAAAAAACTGGAACCAATACCTATGTATTCAACGGGTATAATCCAGAAATGAGCAAAAACTTCAAGGCAAACTTGTCTGCTGCTGATTGTGATAGAGTAGCTGAAGTTATTCTGAATCAAGCAAAAGCCAAAAGAAGTGGCGATATTGACTTTACAGCCGCTTTTGATGGTGCCAACGCTGTCCCCGTTCAGTATGGTAGTGCAGTAATGGGTCTTGCTGAATTGTCATCTGTAGCTCTTCGTTATGCAAGAGTTATCGTGGCAGACGCACCTGTTATTAAACTCCCCGCTAAGGGTACTCGTGACGCCATTGATACACAAACATCTGGTACAGCAAACCGTGAAGGTACATCAACCATTGGTCAGATTACGTGGACAATTGACAAGAGAGTTGGTAACTATCTTGAATTACGTAACGATCAGTTAGATGATGCTGTATTTGATCTTGTAAATCAAATCATCGTACCATTTCAGGCTGAAGCTATTGGTCAGAATGCAGACGATGAAATGTTCAATGGAACAGAGTTTACTTCAAGTGTAAGCGATGTAACTTCTGCTGTTGACTCAACAGGTACAGTAACATATGCTAACTTGAACACAATGTTCTATCACATCGTTTGGGAAAGACTTGGTGCCGGTGCTGATCCTAAATGGTTCGGACCTCGTGCTATGTTGAAAGATATTGCTGCATTGGTTGACGATCAAAGCAGACCTCTGTTTCAGCAAGTACCGATCAACGGTCGTCCATCACAAACTCTGATGGGTGCTGAATATGTGATCACACCTTCAATCGCTACACAAGCATCTGCTGATATGGGTGATCTCACATTAGCATTTGGTGACCCAAGTCAGTACATCATCTTTATTCGTGGTAGCCAGTTCGTATCAATGGTCAACCCATACATCAAGATGAAAGAAGATGTTACACAGTTCATTTGTAAAGCAAGAATGGACGGTAACGTGGCTGATAACGCAACCGCTGCAAATTCAAGTGCGTGGGCCACAATGAAACACGTTGTGTAATACAATAACATGGGGTGTGCTTAGACAGGCACCCCATTTTTAGAGGATAACATATGACAACACTGAACACGAATACCCTATGCACGTTTGATGATGTGACCAACTTCAAAGATAATTACGAGCATACTGCTGAAAATGACGATCTGATTCAGAACTTAATTAATGAGAAGTCTATGCAGATAATCAAATATCTTGGGTATGATACCACTCTCAAGAGTGCTACATATACAGAATATTATGACGGCAAAGGCATCAATAAATTATTTCCTCGTGTATATCCAATCATTTCAGTTACATTAATATATGAAGATTCTGATTGGGGATGGGAACTTGATACTCTGATTGACAGCACTCAATACAGAATAGTTGACAGTAAGTATATTGTGCGCAAGGACACCGTGTTTGCTAATTACGAACAGAATGTTAAGATTGTCTATGTGGCTGGTTACGCAACTGTGCCAGAGGATATCAAATTAGTGTGTATTAAAGAGGTTGTACGAGACTTCAATCGCAGATATGATTTTGACGTTAGTGCAAAAACTGCTGATGATGGGTCTATTACATACGTGGAGAAAGGACTTCTAGTCTCAAGCAAAGAGATACTTGCACCATATGTTTTGACGGGTATTTCGTAATGTACACGATTCAAGTTAAGACTACACCTGAAACGAAACGTTTCTTGAGAGATTTTCCAAAAGAATTTCATGCAGCGTTGTTGAAAGGTGTTAAAAAATCAATTCTATTTGCAGAAGCAGAATCAAAGAAATCGTTTGGTAAGCCCGGAAACTTGAAAGTTAGAAGTGGGCATCTGCGTCGAAGCATACGCTCAAATGTTCGAGATAGATATCGTGAGATAGTTGCTGAGTTGAATACAGATGTTAAGTATGGTGCTATACACGAGTATGGTGGTGTAATTAAAGCTAAGTATGCCCCTTATTTGAAATTCACTGTCGGTGGTAGATGGGCGCAAGTTAAACAGGTTACAATACCAGCTCGTCCATTTCTTGCACCAGCGATTGAGAATAATCTGGTGAAATTAGAGCAGATAATAGCTGACACGATAGAACAGGAGATTAGCCGATGAGTGCTAGACGCACAATAATAGATAACATTGTAAATGATGTACAAGAGAAAGTGACTGCTGCGAACGGATACAATGTTGAACCAGTTAGAGTATATGGTGAGTTGCGTAACCCCGAAAAAGTAACACAATTTCCATCT